GAAGGGATCTCTGCTTACACCCGACTGAAACTCAGTCCTGTGTTTCAAGGCAAAAACGCGACGGGAGACGCTTGGGGTAATGATGGCACGAATCGTGGTAATATCTTCTTGAAAACCGAAAATAATGTCAACAGCGTCGCAGACTGCCCTTTTGTTGTGGGTGAAACGGTTGATTTCTGTAATATCGCAACGGGGGCGCTTTATGGATTCGGGTCGGCGACCAGTATGAGCGCAGAGATGACGATCGCCAGCATCAGCGTTGATAGTGGATTTGTAAAACTTGTCGTGAATAATGTGAATAACCCTGCGGGTGGCACAGCGATTACATCGGGTAATTTCGTTCTTGTCTCTACAGCGGTGTCGCGTGAAGCATCTACTTATGGAGCAACTTACACGGTTTCTAACTTTAATATGATATGTCATCAGATTGACCTTGATCCGTCTTATGAAGCGGGTATGATCGCGAAGGCGCGTGAAGGCAAGGCGATTGAATTTGATATTTACTCAAAGACATGCTATAAACATTCCATTCTCGCTGCCGACAAGCAAGTCGCGTTTCAAGTGTTCGCTCAAAATTCTCGTGCCCAGTCTATGATTATTGTACCTACTGATGCGACCATTTACAACTCTAAGTCTCTGATCGCGGGTGAAGGCACTTATGCGATTATCAAGGGCAACGCAAATCAAGATTTAGCACGAGCATCTCACCGCTCGGGATATACGGGTATCAACGATGGTCTCACATCTTCCCAGTATGTGATTGATGGACGCCTTGTGCCATCGCGCCCTGTCTTGACAAACAAGATCGCGACTAAAAATAGTATTGATGCCTTCCACTGCTCGGAGTTAGAGAAAAGTCTCAGTAATGCTGGTATTGACCCGTTGTCTTTTGTAGAGTTTCAAGATAATTTCTGTATGGGTCGTGCCTTCGGTCTTCAAAACGGAGCGACTGACCTACGGGGTAAGGACTTAGGAGTTCAGTTGAAATACGAGAGTGCTGTAACTGTCCCAGCGAAACCTAAACTTTTTAAGACCTTTATTTACCACGTCCGACGACTTACAATTCGTAATGGAGCAGTCTCCGTAGAGCAATAAATAGACATAATGTATATTCATATTGATAGCAATTTTTTGTTTATTTTCAAATTTATATACTATCTAACCTTGTATATAATTATGAGTAGTGCGACATCCAGATACCTTGAGATAAGACCCAACAACATTCCGAGTGATGGACGCATATCGTTCAAAAATGGATTTCCTATGTTATCATTCACGATCGCTGCGCAGAATGGATTACTTGACCCATCAACCATCCGTATTGTCGGAGACATGCGTATCTTTAAGGATAACCTTGCCAACCCGACGCCTGTTGTCGCGGGTGATAACCCGAAAATAACTATGGATAATCGTCTGGGTGTATTCGCCCTGTGGGAGCAACTGACGATCCGTCATTCAAAATCAAAGATGGTCTGCGAGCAGATTCGTCATTATAATCGTTATATGTCTAGTTATCTCGGCGTGACATCATCTAAACAAGACCTTACGGGTCATCTCGGTGAAACTGCCTTGTGTATGCCTAACCCTAAAGCGTTTGTTGATACGGTTGTTGTCAATACTGCTGGGGGGACTCAAAAGAAAGAGTTTAGTTGTCATCTGCCGAGTGGTTTCCTGAGCGGTGGTAATCACATCAACCTTATGGAGACTGCGTTCGGTGGTCTTGAAATTGAAATTATGCTCGCCCCTGATAGTAATGTGTTGTTTTCGGAGACTGAAGTCTTGACTGGTCTTGAAGAAGCACATTATCAACTCCGTGATTTGAAACTGACTTGTGAAGTCGGTGATATCAAACCTGAAGATATGGCGATGATGTCATCGCAGACCACTGGGTCTCTTGAGTATAATACCATCACGGGTCTCTATACTTCTGTCAATACTAACAACGCTCAGATCCAGTATGATGTCGCCTTACGCCAACTCCAATCTGCTTTCTTGACATTCTGCCCGTCTAATCATATCAACACTCTCGCTCAAAACGGTCTCGCAACAACATACCCAGCATCAACTGGTAATGTACTCGGTCATTTCACTCGCGTTCAGTTTTTACGCGGGGGTCAAAAATATCCAGCAGACTTTGATTATGTAACCAATATCTCCTTTGATGGTAATGTCAGCACCGTTGACTCCCAACTCGCACGTCTTCAACTTGAAAGCATAATCCCTGAATATCAACTTGATCGCACATCCGCTTCACCTGTCAATCTTAATCGTAATTACGATCTCTCGGGCAGTGGCACGTCATCTGTGGATGGTACATCATACAAAGTTCAACCCGATGGTGGCGCCTTGTTCGCCATCGGCGTAAGATACTCACAATTCAACAGCGGTCAAGACTTTAGTCGCGAGCAGTTCGGTGTCAGTTTAGAGTCCAACCTTGCGGGCGATTCACCCCAGTCAGTCTTCCTTTTCTTGAAGGCACGGGCAACCCTGATGTATAGTCCCACTGGCGTCCAAGTCATCCAGTAGATTATTACCTACGATTATTTTATTATTTTTTTACTCTATAAATATACTATATGTATATTTATAACTATGGACGGCGATTCTCAAACCCAGACTGATGTGAATCCAAGTGCGTCAGCACAAGTGACTGTTTCTGGTGGTATTCCAGATTTTATCCGACTAGACCAGATCCCCGTGAATTATATTCAGCAGGTTGAAACTGACCTGCTTGAACCTGTAGTCAATAACGATCCCACGCTCGGTGATGGTTTCTGTAGATTTCAATTACAGCGTAAAGGTTTTCTTCACTCGCATTCTAAACTCTTTTTAAGTCTTGTCCCTGCTGGGACAAACGCAGAAGCGATGCCCCCTGTGAATGTGGGTATTGGATCTGTTATTAAAAAGGCGGTGTTGAAGGTCGGTAATCAGGTCATCAACGAGATCGGTGACTGGCAACATCTTCACGCGGTCAAGTCATCGTTGATTGCGAATGAATTAAACAAGGAGCGCGAGCAGTATCTCACGGGTCGCTCGTTGTGTCATAAGTTTAAATATGACAAGACGGGAGACCTTGCGGGTCGGCAAGCAGATGGTATTATCCTTGATAATGGTGTTGAAGAAGGCGGTCGTCTCACCGCCAACAACACCAGTCCTGTGGATGCCTTAGTGATGGACGGCACTTCGGCAGTGACAATCGCCGAGTCTCCATCTTACGCGGTTGACCTTTCGGATCTCTTCCCTTTCTTGAAGGTACATCAACTCCCCTTGTATATGATAGAGCAACCTGTAACTATTGAATTGACATGGGCGCCACAGATTTCTTCGCGGGCGATTGTATCATCGGACGGCAACGGCGGTCTCGCCTACGCACTTGATCCGAATGAAACTAAATTTATGGCGGATTATATCTTCTATGGATCGGGTGATGAAATGGAGCAGTATCGTCAAGCGAACCAAGATATGACATTCTCATTTGTAGATTATCGCCTGAACTCAGCGACTATCCCCGATATGAGCGGAGCGGGTGGCACGACGATTATTAGAAATCTCGGTATGGCAAACCGAATGGTAACCCGTGTGGTAACTGTTTTCTCACAGCAGTCAACGGCATCGGGGCAGTTAGCGGGTGCTTTCAGTAGTAAAGCACCTGTAAGGGCGGGTGATGGATCGGTCGGTGTATTCAAATATAATGTCAGATATAATGATAGATTTGAATTCGCCAGCGATGTTGAAAACACGGCGCGTCTCTTTTCTCTTCTCACGGACGCAGAAAGTGTCCCTTTTGTGACGCGTGAAGAGTTTAGTAACGCGGGCGCTCTATTTGTTGCTGGTTCTACTATGATCGGTCGCTCTCAACCCCTTCTCGGCGGTGAATTCTTCTATAACAGCACACGACTGACGTGTGGACGCGTGGGTCATCGGGGTATTGAATTACACATCACGGGTCAGATGCCTGCGACGGCAATCACCCTACGATCGTATTGTGAATATCTTCGTGTTGCTCGCCTACGCAATGGTAAATTTGAATTATTCAACGCGTAAATATAATATACACTATGTATATTATGAGAGAAGTTCAAAGATATAAAGCAGATAGTAAATATGGTAAAATCGGTGAATTGAAAACGCCTGAGATACGACGAATGATACGAGCACATAACAAGTTGATGGCGATCCACATACCACCGAAATCGTCTCGTGCCTACATAATGAAACTCATAAAAGATAATGGATACACTCTAGACCACAAGAAGGCACAATTGACACCTAGTAAGACACTCAAGAAACCAAAGACAAGAAAGACAATTACTTTAGAAACTGCGAATAAAATGTTTCCACGAAAATAATATACACTATGTATATTATGGCATACGGAGATACATCATCATCAACAAGTAAAAAGAAACCAGTTCAAAAAAAACTGACACCAGCACAAAACAAAAAATTACAAGAGCATAAACAACATCACTCACCTAAACATATGGCGATGATGAGACGCTTGATGCGTCAAGGATCGTCATTTTCACAAGCGCACAAGATGGCACAGAAATCAGTCGGTAAATAATCACGGGTTATTTCATTTACGCCTTCTGCTTAATATAGATAGCATTCTCCGTGCCTACACTATGACCTAATATTTTCGCATGCTTTTCTTGTTCTAATTTAGCGTCAAGAAATTTATCACTCGTAACAATCTTTCGTATCATCGTGGTTGAAATACTCTTACCCATATATTGCTGACTATATTTGATGAGTAGTTGAGAAAGATAATTTGAAGTGATGGGGAAGAGTACATCACCGATCTTGAATTTGTTTTTACGGATATAACCTGAGATGATGCCGTTGAGTGTTTCACTCTCAATCGGGATTTGATTTTCACCATAATTTTTACTCGTCTTATATACATTATCAATAATGATATATGATCCGTCATTTGACACTAACCAGTTTCTCACCTGTTTATCTTCAGTCGTGAGTTTATTATATCCCCGCTTACTGGTGAGTGTCATACCTGCCAAGT